GAGCGTGAAGTGCAATACTTTAAACACGCAGGTGAAGGCGTTGAAGAAGCCAAAGCAACTAAAACACGCTTAGATCCAAAATGTTGGAAAGGTAAAAAGATCGGTAATCCCAAGACCAAAGTCAAAGGTGGAGTACGTGTAAATAACTGTGTACCCATTGAAGAAACCTACGAGGGAGATGAATTTTACGAAGCATATGGCGAATTATGGTATAACGAAGATCAGCAGTTGGATGAAGCAGACTACCACGGTCGCAAAGTACCTCTTGGTAAGCCTATGCGTGGTGATGTTAAGAAGTTTAAGGTTTATGTTAAGGATCCTAGCACTGGCAACATCAAAAAAGTAAACTTTGGTGATCCTAACATGCGTATCAAGAAATATATTCCAGCACGACGTAAGTCATTCCGTGCTCGTCACAACTGTGATAATCCAGGACCACGTACCAAGGCCCGTTATTGGTCTTGCCGTAAATGGTAATAAAAATCTCTTGCTCTTTAGTTGTATTAAATATATAATATAATTTTAAACCAAGGAGAGCCACATCATGGCATCAAAAATGTTTTCAGGCGAACAAAAAGCTAAACTAACTCAACTAGTTAACGAAGGTATCGCAGTATTAACCGAAATTGAAGATTTGTCAGCAGGTCTTAATGACACTGTTAAAGCAGTCGCTGAAGAGTTAGAAATCAAACCCAGTATTTTGAAAAAAGCAATTAAAATTGCTCAAAAATCAAAATTAACTGAAACCACAGCTGATCACGAAGCCTTAACAGATATTTTAGAAACTGTAGGCCGAACAGTTTAATGTTTGGCGGGTACATCAAAGATCATTTTCTTTATATCTGTACTCCAAAAAACGGCAGTACTACCTTTAGTACATTATTATCTAAACATGGGTGGCAATATGTTGACCTGGTAGATAATGAGCTGGATTATTCTAAATTAAAATTATGGGGCCATATAACAGACCCCGATTATAGACATACAAAAGGTCTCGCAGAATATCTACAATTAAATCCTGATATCGATCTTACTAATGATTCTGTGGCTAAAATGCTGGTCACTGGAATATTTGATGGTCATGCGGCTAGTGTCAGTATGTTATTGGGAGAATTATTTTATAATCCAACTATTCACTGGATTCCGTTAGATGTTAAAATCAACAATTATGCCGGAGATAGTATTGTAATAGTAACAGGCAACGATTTAACTAATGATTTTTTCATTGAAAATAATTTAGATATTCGGGTTACCAAAGATGATATAAGAAATTTTGCAATCGAAGAAGATTTTATATTGAGAGAAAAAATAGTTGAATTAAAAAAACGTTTTCATCCCAATAGCGAAGCTAAAATTAATGATTTTACTTGGTTAGGAAGTTACTATAGATTTGACAATATATTGTATTCTCGTCTCATTGAGAAATTTTTTAATCAATACTATAAAAAGTCTAGAACATGGTTAAATTAGATTGGCACCAAACAGTTGATTTTGTACGTAAGGATTGGGATAAAAATCCCTTACGTTTAACATTAGAAACTGTTAACTGGCTATTAAATATAGTCATAGCTGGTACAGTATCAGCAACGGTACCTCATACTGATTGGAGTGTGGTTTATCCAGTAATTTTTGTAGCTATCGGTATCAGCATATATTCAGCAGTAAGTCGTGAAAGTTTTGGATTATTGATGACCAGTTTGACATTATTAGTCATCGATTCGATTGGCTATTACCGTATATTAGTGTTATAATTAATAAAACGCCCACCCGGGCATGAAGAGTGTGTGTGAGCTAGAAGTCGCACAAAAAGGAAAAAGATGAGTTACGTAGACGCATTGTTCGATAGAACAAAAGATCGCATTTACATCGTTGAGCGTGTAAATGGACAAAGAGAGTATAAAGAATTCCCAGCCAACTATACATTCTACTATGATGATCCTCGTGGTAAATTCCGCACCATCTATGATACGCCAGTATCACGATTTAGTACCAAAATAGGCAAAGAGTTCCACAAAGAAGTTAAAATTAATAGTGGCAAGCGCATCTGGGAAAGTGACATCAATCCTGTGTTCCGGTGCCTCGAAGAAAACTATCTAGGACAGAAATCACCTAAACTACAAACAGCATTCTTTGACATTGAGGTCGACTTTGACCCTGTTAGAGGATTCAGTCGTCCAGAAGATCCATTTAACCCAATTACCGCAGTATCAGTATATCTTGATTGGCTAGACAAACTAGTGACCATGGTTATCCCACCCAAGAGCATGAGTTGGGAAACTGCTGAAGAGATCTGTAGCAAATATGACAACTGTTTCTTGATGGAACGCGAAGAAGACCTGCTGAAAACGTTCTTAGATTTGATCGATGATGCTGATATATTATCAGGCTGGAACTCAGAAGGTTTCGATATTCCTTATATGGTACAGCGTACTAACAGAGTGTTGAGCAAAGATGATACACGCAGATTCTGTTTATGGGGGCAGTTTCCTAAACAGCGTGAGTTTGAACGCTTTGGTGCTAGTAACTTGACCTTTGACCTTATTGGTCGTGTTCACATGGACTATATGCAACTGTATCGCAAGTATACATATGAAGAACGTCATAGTTATAGTTTAGATGCTATATCTGAATATGAACTAGGTGAAAGTAAAACACAATACGAAGGCACATTAGATCAACTATATAATCAAGACTTTCCTAAATTTATCGAATACAATCGCCAAGACACCGCATTATTACACAAACTAGATACTAAACTACGCTTCTTAGATCTAGCCAATGAGTTGGCGCATGACAACACTGTGCTACTACAAACAACCATGGGTGCTGTGGCAGTTACAGAACAGGCTATCATTAACGAAGCACATCAGTTAGGTATGGTTGTTCCAAATCGTAATCGTGATGAAAGTTTTGACACACAAGCGGCAGGTGCTTATGTAGCAACTCCTAAAGCAGGTATGCATGACTACATTGGTGCTATTGACATTAACTCACTGTATCCGTCAGCTATTCGCGCACTTAACATGGGTCCTGAGACTATCGTTGGTCAATTGCGTCAAACAATGACTGAACACTATATTAAAGAAAAAATGACAGCGGGTAGCAGTTTTGCTGACGCATGGGAAGGTTTGTTTGGATCGTTGGAATATACCGCAGTTATGAATATGGAACCTGGTACTGAAATTACCATCGACTGGGCCAATGGCACCAGCGATGTTATCAGTGCTGCAGACTGTTGGCGATTGATCTTCGACAGTAACAAGCCTTGGATCTTATCAGCCAATGGCACTATCTTTAACAATGAACGTAAAGGTGTTATACCTGGCTTGCTAGAACGTTGGTATAGTGAACGACAAGACATGCAGACTAAAAAGAAAGATGCAGTTACAGATGAAGATACAGCATTCTGGGACAAGCGTCAGCTAGTTAAGAAAATTAATTTGAATTCGTTATACGGTGCTATCTTGAATCCAGGTTGTCGTTTCTTTGACAAGCGTATCGGACAATCAACAACGCTAACTGGCCGGACTATCGCTCGTCATATGGATGCTTATATCAATGAATGTATCACGGGTATATATGATCATACCGGTGAAGCGATTATCTATGGTGATACTGACTCTTGTTATTTCTCAGCTTATCCAGCAGTCAAAGCAGATGTTCTGGCTGGTAAGATGGATTGGAATAAAGACATAGCGGTACAACTATATGACAGTATTGCTGAACAGGTTAACCTTAGTTTTCCAGCATTCTGTGAACGGGCATTCCATACTCCGCGACGTCAGGGTGACCTGATCAAAGGTGGACGTGAGTCAGTAGCACTCAAAGGTCTGTTTATTAAAAAGAAACGTTATGCTGTGTTGATCTATGACATGGAAGGACATCGTTTAGACACACACGGTAACCCAGGTAAAGTAAAGGCCATGGGCTTAGATTTGAAACGCAGTGATACTCCAAAAGTGATCCAAGATTTCTTAAGTGACGTCTTATTATCTGTATTAACTGGTGCAGACCGTGACACAATTATCACCAAAGTGCGCGACTTTAAATTATTGTTTACAGAGCGTCCAGCTTGGGAGAAAGGTACACCTAAACGTGTAAACAACTTGACCAAGTATAGCAAAGAAGAAGAACGTCTAGGCAAAGCTAATATGCCAGGGCATGTGCGTGCGGCAATGAATTGGAACAACTTAAAACGTATGATGGGCGACCAATACAGTATGACCATCGTTGATGGTATGAAAACTGTTGTCTGTAAACTTAAAGACAATCCGTTAGGTTATACATCAATTGGATATCCTACAGATGAAACACATATTCCTGCATGGTTTAAAGAACTACCATTCGATCAAGACAGTATGGAAGCTGGCATTGTAGATCAAAAGGTAGAAAACTTATTAGGTGTATTGAAATGGAACATCGGTGAGAATACACAGATTGCCACAACATTTGACAGTTTGTTTACATTTGAATAATGCGTCCATTAAGTGAATTAGTTAAATTTCGTAATGATTTAGTTAGCAGACTAGAACAACTAAGTTTAGTTGAACCTATCGGCGAAATTATCCAAAAACTTAATTTAACTGTGACAGAAAACTTTGATGTTGAAGCATTTACAGCCCATGATAAAATTACGCAGGCATTAGTAGACTATCAAAAAATTCTAGATCAAAGTGAATTTGTTAGAAATAATTTAAAATCTGTTATTGGTGAAATCGATAGTAAAATAGAAGAACTAGCAAATAATTTAAATCTAACTGCAAAATACCATGAATATATTAATAATCAGGAATCGAGGACCCCGTTTATTATCAATAATGATATTCAT